TCATCCCCTGTAAAAGTACCATCGCTCGTAACCATACGATACCCTTTATGTAGCACTACATCCCAGCGTGTATCGCTACCTGGACCTACACTATACGAAGAAGACTTAATAGCAGCAACATAAGTACTCTTTAGTTGAGCAATAGCGTTTTCTAAGTTCTGGGAATCAGGTGCTAAACCAAAACTATAAAGCGTAGTCTCTGATGAATAATCTCCAACCCCCCAAACCTTGGTACTTCCAAAGTAAACCTCGCCTACCGCAGAAGGAGAGCTTACAGTAGAACCGTTACTCGCTATCGTATGAGTGTACCAGTTTAAAGAAGTACCATTGAAAGTTATTGACATTATGTTGTACTAATAGTTAATGTTGTTCCTGCCAACGAAGCCTTCACACCACCAAGTGTAGAAGATGTCGCAGCAGGTAAAGTGTAAGTAGTTATACCAGCAGCTACGGCAGCAGCAGCAGCAGTTACAAATGCTGTTGTAGCTAAAGTAGTTGTATTGTTACCAGCGGTAGCTGTAGTTCCTGCACTCGTGCCAGCTATAGTTAAATTGTTAACAGTAAAAGACTCACTTACTGAGCCATTAATATTAGCTTTAGTGTTAATTGCTGCTTGTACAGCTGTAAATTCAGTGTTAAAGTCTGCTCCTGATATTACTTTGGCTGCATCTGAATCTGATAAAGCATCCTTACCACTCCAAGGTATAGCAATTGTGTAGTTACTCATCGTATTTTCCCTTCTTTATATAATAATGTCATGTCTTGTAATGAAGCTACGTGACCATTAGTCTCGGCGCTCATCTCAATCTGTAAGTATTTAGCACTACCTGTTAATGGTAGGTTGTATTCCTTTAGTCCATATAAAGGAGCATACTTAGCGGCTCCATATAGTGAAGTAGAACTACCCCAGAGCATAGCAGTACCTGAAGCTGTTGGATTTAATAAGAATGAAGAAGTCTTAGATGGCTCAACGCCAAAGTCCTTGTACCACTTAACACCTACAGTAGTACCTGAGCCGCCACTAATAACAGCTTTCATCTTCTTAAGTAATGAAGCTACTACTGAAGCACCTAAGTCAATCCAGATAGTTTTAAAGGTACCAGTATATGAATATGATGTATAAGAACCACCACTAATGTATTCCTTATCTAAATAACCCTCATAGGTAGCAATAGAGCCTTGCTTTTGTCCCACTAAGAACCCTTTAGTTTTAGTGTAAACCATAGCTGAGGGATATCTATCTGAGTCAAACTGCCAAGTAGTAATACGAGGTGTCTTACTAGGTGTCCAGTGTTTCATATCAAACACATAAGTAATGTTTAAAGAAACAAAAGACAGTACATAAACACCTTCATTCTCAACATAACACGCCTTGACATTATTACTTTGAGAGATGTTTCTAATTAAAGTATCTTTAACAGTAGCTGAGTAGTCCTGTAGAGGTACCTTATCTACTTGTGTTGTTCTATTTAATGAACGTAAGCCAGTCGATGATAAGAAGAGCAAGTCGTCACCAACAGCTTGAATTGAATCTCTTGATACACAGCCTACACCTCTAATGACTTCGTCTAATACCATAGTACTAGGGTCTGTAGGACCATCATAAATAGCGATGTTACTCTTACCGAATATAACTAACTTACCATAGAAGGGTTGTATAGCTACAATATCATCTGTACCCCAAACTGTCTTTAAGTCTAGAGCGCCTGCAGCGCCTGAACTCCACTTATGAGCATTTAGTGTATCGGAGTAGTAAACAACATCCTTTTCTTCAGCGACGCCCCCTACCCATAGTCTTCCATAGAATCCCATTCCGCAACTTGGATTGAAAGTAGTAACTCCAGCAGGTGCGTTATAACCAGAAGCAGCAGGTACTGTTCCCCAAGTAGTACCATCAAGCTCTATAGGTATGTGTCCCGCCTGAACGCAGTATAACTCACGATTAAAGGGTATTATTTGCCAATCAGAGGCTGAGCCTCCAGTAGCATAAGTGGCAGTCCAAGGGGCATCAGGAGTGGAAAAGTCCACTGTGTACATATTAGTTCCTACAGCAGCAATTACACTACCTGTAGCTGTTTCACCTATAGCACCGACTTTAGCAGTTGTCTTTAAGATATTCTGCTTAAGTCCTTTCCTGAATGAAATACGTCCTGACTCTCGTAGCACGATATTATCAGCACCTGCTAACCAACTAGAGTCTAAAGCAGCTTGATTAGATTGAGTATTAAGTCCATTAATACCAAGGTTGTCTAGAGGCTTATAGGATAGCTGCTTAGCCATTATGCAATGTACCAGTCAGATTCATACTGAGTGTTACCACTATCAAGTATTATAGCTTGATTAATAGCGTCAGCTACTTCAGAAGCAACCACACTTGTTTGAGTACCACCATCTTCACCACGCTCAGCAATAGCTCTAGCCCAGGCACCTAAGATAACAGGTCTTTCTGGAAGCTTAAGCGTAGTAGCTGCAAGCTTCAACTCATCTTGGTACTTTACAATATCAAATGAAATAGTATGTACTTTATCAGGATTAGGTTCAAAGTCAATCTTCAAGTTGTTTGAAGAGTCTGTACCATTAAAAGCATAGTACTGAGGGTCACCTGAGTTCTCGCTAGGATACTTAAATGAGTTAAGATGTGTACGACTAAGCTGACTTAGATGTGTACCTTGAGATTGATTGACAACATCAAGTATCTTAATCTCTTGTCCAGACGCTAAGTTATAGTTACGAGTGCCACTTACGGTAGGTACGTCAACAGTCTCACGCAGTACAAGCCAGTCGTGATAAGATTCAGTGTTACGTTTAGAGTCGTTAATCAGTGAGCCAATAACCTTTTGATAGTCAGTTACTGTTGTGCTATCATTGATATTACCCGACCAGTCGGTAGCAATGGTTTCTTCTCTCAACCTGATTAGGACTTCATTAATAAGTTCTCTAAAGGTCATTAGGTTCTCCGTTTAAGCATATTATAATACAAAAAGTGTAGTTAAATCAACTACTTACGACTTTTCTTTTTAATTACTTTTACAGTAGCTTCTACTTTCTTCTCTACTTTCTCAACTGATTTAGCTTGGGGTATATTATATCTTAACATCTTCTTTCTCCTTATTAGTAATTTGGGTGGTGAGCAAGCTCCAGTTATGTATATAGTCTAATCTTAAAAGATATGAGCTGTCACCACTATCTGTAGTTTATCCTATAATACAACCAACTATTGCCTAATATGCTCCTAGTAATCTTTCAAGTGATACAAACTCTACATCGTGGTCTAGGTAATCATAACGATTAGTAAACTGTTTAAGATGTAAGAACCCTCGTATCTCTGTGTTATCTTGTCCTCTATAACCTTCATCGTGCATATAGAAAGAACCAGCACAAGCACCATAGTGTGGCTTACCCATTAGGTTCTGTCTTCTACCAAACTGAAACTGTTGCTGATGTCCATGTACAAATGAATGAGGGAACTTATTAATCTTATTCTCTACACCACCGCCTACAGGCTTACCACTCATAGGGTTAGGCATATAGTGATTAAAACAAGTCTCACCAATCCATAGTGGATGTAGAAACTTATGTACCGTCCATCCTAAATCTTCAATCATACCATTTAAATCAATCATACCAACTAAGTGAGGATTAGTATTAACTAACTTGTTTAGTCTTTCTTCATGATTACCCATGATAAAGTCTAACGTAGGTTCATACTTCTTCTGCTTAGCTTTCTTATTACGTTTAGTAATATAATCAGATACGATTGCTAATGCTTCTCTACCTGATTGTAAGTCATCAACTAAACGTCTACCTTCTTTCTCTAAAGAAGAAGCATAGAAACTCAATGATTCAAAGTCCCAGTTATCTCCAATATGTACTACGTGAGCTGGCTTATGTTTCCATATATACTTAGCTAATGCTGTAAGGTGGTCAATAGGCGCACCTTTAATTACTTGTGTATCTGCTATTACTACTATATCACCTTGAGCTTCTATGTTCATATTAAGACCTTAGATTATTAAGTGTTAAGCAGTTTAGCACATAATAAAGATGTATGCTTTTGGGTTATTTGTATTTGCGAGTCCACACAACCTTACCATTACGTTTAATTACTATCGACTCACAATACTGATTAGCACCACGGGCTTCTGCTTCTAAGACTTTAATGTAACAATCTCTAACTGAAGCACACTTCCAAGTACCACCACCACCATTAGTCTTCTCTACATCCATAGTAACTGTATCATTAAATGGGAAATCATAGAAGTCCCCAGCAGTTACTGTTATAGAAGTTAACATACAAGTTAACATTATTAATACTTTAATCATTGTTTATACTTTCCTTTAGCTTGATTGTATCCACGTCTTTTAGTCATCCAAGGTACAACTACATTAGTAACCAATAGGAACGCTATAAAGGCATAGAGAGAGTTCATAAACAAAGAGTCAGCAACGTATGCCACTGCTTGTTCTTTCGTCTCTATATCGGCAACCTCAGGGCTGTCAGGTACTATCTCATCATATGCCATAGCTGTAGCTAATGTAGCTACACCTGCAATAGGATTAATCATATAAGCAATACCAGCAGAAGCTCCAGACTTACCTAGGTTACGCAGCTCTAATGAACTACAACTACTAAGTGATAGTGCTATGAATAGTATTATTAATCGTTTCATATTATTATCCAGTTAGTTGGTATTGTCCAAGGGTCGAAGAGGAAGAACCGTGCAGTGTTATCAGCAAGCTCTACCCATATCACTACTTCCTTTCCTTTCTAATGATGCCATATATATCACTTAACATCTGCTTTATCTCTGCCATATCAGCTTTATAATCTGATTTCAGTACATAGTTAAGCGGCATATTATTCTGACAGTTACTCATATTCTGCTCTAATTTATCAACTGTATCAGCCAATCGGTTCAAGAACCAGCCTAGCATTACTACTACTAGGGTTACTAGCCCTAGAAATATGTCTGTCATTTCCATATGTTAATCCTTAGTTAGTGATACAAACGCTGGATCAACATCATCCATAGGATTAACTGTCCAATGCATAAGCATATTCATATGTCTAGTCATAGGCTCTTCTGTTTCTGGTCCATAAGTTTCAACACCCTCATCAGAGGTATGCTTGACCTTACGTACTTCAGTAAAGGCAGTAGCTTCATAAGCAATAATATCAGCTAGAGTAGCCAATGCTTGGACTTCAGTTTCCTTAGTAGCTTGTTCAGAATACAAAGTATCTACGTATGTCTGAATGTTAGTAGGTACTGCTGTACCACCCTTAGAGGCTCTGTTCCAATACCAATCTACTTGTCCTTGTCTTGATGCTACTTGTGAGTTAATCATAGACATCATATTCTCTTTCAAGGTATCTACATCTCTAGGGATAGCAGCATAAGTACCTACACCATCAGCAATAGTTCTCTCACCTTGCCAGTAGTATCGTTCATCTACACCAGTTTCACTATAAGTAGTAACACCTAATGTAGCTAGTAAGTCAGCGTCTCTAAATACTGATGATGGATATGTAACACCATCTACCACAAGGGATTTAGGTGTCTTTAAGATTTGTTCATTATATAACCACATTAGTTATTTCTCCTGTTATCGTGCGTTAGTGTGTTTGAAAGGTTGTTCTGCGAAAGCTAAGAATATATATGTTCCATTATTTGTATTCCAAGTAACGTCATCACTTTTTGATTTAAAGCCATTAGATAGGAAGTCCATACCAACAACTGTTGTTTCCGCAGCACTTGAGTTAGCTAGTAAATCTAATTTAACTAGGTTATCTATATCGCGTTGATTATCAAAAATAGCCCAACCTAAGTTATTAGTCCAATCCGTCCTCTTAACCATAACATAAGCAGGTCTAAAGCCAGTATAGACAAACGTACCATCAGTTGAACCATTACCAGTATATGTACCTACCTTTGAGTAGCCATCTACAGAGTGGAAATTATATGCAATATGTGTAGCACCTGACTCATTACAGTTAGTATCTGTGTCTAAGGTGAATACAGAGGATGTTGGAAGGGTGTTGTTAAACTGTCCAGATGCAGCAGCGTTGGTTAGGTTTAAATACAAAGCCTTACCTGCACCAAGTGGTGGCATAATACTCTTCCAATGATGACCAGCGGTAGACCTTTGTTTAATAAGTACCATTTCAGGTGCTTTAGATAGACCGTGACCTACTGTTGCACCGTTAGAGCCGTTACCTGTATATCCAACAATACTAAACCCAGCATCTACATTAGCTGATACCGTTGAAGTAATAGAGCCGTCTGTATTAGATACTCCTGTGCCACCTGCTTTCCAGTTCCAAGCTACTAAGTTATCACCAGTTTGGTTAATACCAGCATCATTACCAACAGTAAAGCCGTCTGTGTCATAAGATTTAACGTGTTCAGTAATATTAAATTCGGCATTGGTAAGGTTAGGAAATAAAGAAAAACCAACCCCAGATATACTGTTAGTTAATATATGGTGGTCTGTTGAGTTTCTAACCTTAAACCAAGACATATCTGGCTGGAAACCAACACCTGTAATGGCGTGTGAAGTAGTACTATCACCAGTATATAACACAGCATTAAAATGCTCACTAGGGATAACAGTAGCATCTGGTAGATTACTCGTACATAATGCTAAGAACCCAGTAGGTGGTGTGTAGTAGAAATCACCTATGCCATTACCATCTTGATTACCTTGTGCTGTCTTGTTACCAGCGAATGATGAGTCTTGACCGAAGTTTGCTACTACATCACCAAATCCAACAGAACCTCCGCTTGTTCCACCTAATAAGAACCCACAAACTGCATCTGTTATTCCATAGGTAGATAATGTTTTAGAACCTTGGAACGCATTATTCTTTCCAAAGTCCACCGT